CATTTCCACAACAACTGTCTATGACGTGCGGAATCGAAAGATATGGAAGCACGTCGAGTAACCAAGGCCCTGCGGGGCCTTTTTTCTTGGAAAAACCATGAACGAATACCCCAAGCAACTCTACCGCTCCAGCTACGAAGACACCGTGGTTGTGGCCGACGCTGACGAAGAGCAGGCAGCGCGTACCGAGGGCTATGAAATGTTCGCTGAAATCTTTGAGCGTGAGGGCGAGTTCCCTGCGCCTGTCAAAGAGAAGCGCACCCGCAAGGCTGCAGAGCCTGCCGCTGAACCCGCACCCACTGAGGCCCAGTAATGTCCACTGCGCTCGACCTGATCAAGCGTGCATATCGCCTCATCGGCGTTTACTCCATTGGTGAGACGCCGAGCGCGGACGAAACTGCGGACGCACTCTCAGCACTGAACTCGATGCTGGCGTCGTGGAGCAATGAGAAGCTGATGGTGTACGTTGCCAGCCAGGATGTGATCACACTCACGCCGGGCGTCGGTTCGTACACCGTCGGCCCATCTGGCACGACTATTTCCAGCCGCCCGCAGGACATCGACTCGTCCACCAATCTGGTGTGGAACGGGATCACCTATCCGCTGGTTGTGGCAACGCTCCAGCAGTACAACTCCATCAAACTCAAAGGGCTGACCACCACGCTGCCGTCTGTGGTGTGGCTCAACCCGACATTCCCGGACGCAACCGTCACGCTGTACCCGGTCCCGAGCCTGCCGCTCACGCTCAACCTGTGGTCGTGGAAGCCTCTGACGGGCTTCACAAGCGCCACAGACACCGTGTCCCTTCCTCCGGGCTATGAGGAGGCCATCGCCTTCAATCTGGCCTGCTCGTTGGCTCCAGAGAACGAGGTGCCGGTGCCGCAACAAGTGCAGAAGACTGCGACCATGAGCAAGAAGCTCTTGAAGCGCACGAACTTTGAGCCGCCGACGCTGCAGTTTGAAGAGGGCATTCCTGGCGGTGGACGGTTCAATATCTACACTGGACTGCCTGCATGAATCTCCAGCCGATTCCGCTCTTTGGGCTTGGCACGCAGGGCAAGTCTGCCAACGTAGACGCGCAGCGCCGCGTCAATCTGTACGTCGAGGTGCAGAGCGACCCAGAGAAGAACGTCCTGACGCTGTACCCGACGCCGGGCTTGGTCACGTTCGTCAACTTTGGACTGACTGCCATTCGCGGCATCTACGAAAAGGGCGAGACTCTTTATGTGGCGTGGAGCAACACGCTGTATTCGGTGTCGAACAACGGCACCATGACGTCCTTGGGCACGCTGTCCACATCCTCTGGCCGCGTGGCCTTTGCTGACAACGGCATTCAGGTGATGTGCGTGGACGGTGCAAATGGGTACATCTACAACACCCAGACGCTGGTGTTTGCAAAGATCACTGATGTGGACTTCCCCGGAGGCGACACTGTGACCGTCTACAACGGGCGGTTTGTGGTAAACAAGCCAAACTCTGGGCAGTTCTACATCTCTGCTTTGTATGACGGCACGAGCTGGGATGCGCTGGACTTTGCAACGGCAGAGGCGGACCCGGACAACATCGTGCGCGTGATCTCTGACTCCGGGCAGTTGATCCTGTTTGGCGACAGAACCACGGAGTTCTGGGGCGACTCAGGGGCCGCCGACTTCCCCTATGCGCGGATTGGTTCTGCAGCTATCGAGTGGGGTCTTGCTGCGCGGTGGAGCCTGGTGAAGTTCATGGACTCGCTGATATTCCTGCGGAAGAACCGATTGGGGCAGGTCCAGGTGTGCGTGCAAAGCGGCTCTGATGCACAGCCAGTGTCTACGCCTGAGATGGACTACATCTTCAGCCAGTACACAGCCTATTCGGATGCAACTGGCTTTGCCTACATGCTCAGTGGCCACCCGTTCTATCAGATCAACTTCCCAACAGCCGACGAGTCGTGGCTGTACGACGGGCAAAGCAAGGCGTGGAGCAAGGTCCAATATGGAGCCGCCGGCCGGCACCGTGGCGAGATCCACTCCCAACTGCTGGCAAAGAACTACGTCTCCGATTGGGAGAACGGCAAGCTGTACCGGCTGACCGAAGGCGTCTACACCGACAACGGTGCGCCGATTTACCGGGAGTTCCAATCCCGCCACCAGGCATCTGGCGACAACTCGCACATCTCGCAGTTGTGGCTTGAGATGGAAGGCGGTGTGGGGCTGGAGACAGGCCAAGGAGCGAACCCGCAGGTGATGATGCAAATCAGCCGTGACGGAGGGCATGAGTGGGGCGCAGAGGTTTGGCGCTCCATTGGTGCGGTCGGCAAGTACCGGACTCGCGCGGTGTTCAACCGGCTTGGACGTGCGCGTGATTGGGTTTTCCGCTTTCGCGTGACTGACCCAGTGAAGACGGTGTTTGTGGCGGCTTGGGGGCGCAGGGCATGAGCTTTGAGTACCCGAGCAACACGCCTGTGGTGAACCCGCAGACGGGCAAGGCCACCGACCCGTGGCAGTCTGTCTTCAACCGCTGGCATCAGATCATCATCACCGGGCAGCAGTCTGGGACTACGGCAAACCGGCCAACGACCCAGGTGTGGGTCGGGCGGTTCTACTTCGACACAACGCTGAATAAGCCGGTGTGGGTGAAGTCAGTGGCCCCGGTTGTGTGGGTTGATGCGACGGGGGCGGTTGTATGAAGGTCACCTATGGCAATGGGTTTGCTGTTGAGGCAAAGCCGCAGAAGGTTGAGGCGCTGCTGCAGACGATGCTGCAGATGCCGCAGTACGAGCCTGAGACAAAGCACTACTTTCACGGCGGGATGTACTGCCGCGAGGTGTGGCGCGACGCAGGGGTGGTGATCGTCGGCAAGGTCCACAAGAAAGAGCATTTCTATTACGTCGTGAGTGGGACTGTGGTCATCACCTCCGACGATGGCGTGCAGCGGGTTACAGGCCCGCACATGTTCTTGAGCAAGCCAGGAACGCGCCGGGCGGTGTACGCGGAAACGCCAGCCCTGTGCATGACTTTCCATGTGACAGAGGCGGCAACCGTCGAGGACGCAGAGGTTGAATTGGTAGAGCCAGAGCCGGATTCGGCCTTTGACTCACGCAACAGGATCAAACAAAAGGAAGTCGAGGTGATCGCATGACTTGGGTAGCAGCAGCAGTAATTGGCGGCAGTGTTATTTCTGGCGCTATGGGTGCCGACGCATCCAGAAGCGCAGCAGGGGCGCAGGCCGGTGCATCAGACCGTGCGACAGCACTACAGCGGCAGATGTATGAGGAAGGCGTGCAGCGCATGCAGCCGTTCTACAAGACGTCTGTCGACGCGAACAACTCTTTGCGGCGTCTGATGGGTATGGACGGCGGCAACACGATGGAAGAGTTGCAGTCTGACCCTAGCTATCAGTTCCGACTTGACCAAGGAATGCAGGGCGTTAACAACAGCGCAGCAGCCAGGGGGAACCTTCTGTCTGGTGGAACGCTCAAGGCGCTGCAGAAGTACGGGCAGGACTTCGCCTCCAACGAGTACACGAACCGCTACAACCGACTGTCGAGCCTTGCAGGCAACGGCCAGGTGGCAGGGAATATGAACTCTGCTGGAGCGAACTTCGGCTCCACCGCTGGCAACAACATGATGGCGTCAGGCAACGCGCAGGCCGCTGGGCTGATGGGTGGCGCAAACGCTTGGAGCAGTGCAATCGGCCAAGGCATCAATGGCTGGCAGCAGAACCAACTTATGAAGTTGATCGGGGGCAAAAATGGCGCTTGATGCATCCATTGCGATGGGCTACAAGCCCATCCAGCTAGAGTCACCTGTAAACCAGTTTGCAAACATCTTGCAGATTCAGCAGGCCCAGAGTCAGAACAAACTCGCTGGCCTGACGCTGCAAAAGAATGAGCGCGATCAGCAAGAGGCGGCGACTCTGAATCAACTCTACGCTGGTGCTGTAAATCCAGACGGGACGATTGACCGCACAAAACTGTTCCAGGGGCTTGCGACGAGCAACCTTGGCACAAAGATTCCGGCAATCAAAAAGGCTTTCCTGGAAGAAGACGAGGCCACTGACAAGTCCAACAAGGCCAGAGTCGAGCTATTCGATATGTCAATGAAGGGTCGGCGCGACGCATTGGCTGGCGTGACAACTCCAGAGCAATACCTGCAGTGGCATGAAGGCAACCACTCTGATCCTATTCTTGGGCCGATGCTCGCATCCCGTGGTGTTAAGCCGGGAGACGCAAGGGCGCAGGTTGAGGCTGCAATGCAGACCCCTGGAGGGCTGCAGCAACTGATTACCCAATCGGCACTTGGGATGACCAAGTTTGCAGAACTGAACAAGCCGAGCATTCACACGGTCAACAGCGGGAAAGTGACGACCATGTACGCCACGCCAGGCATGGGCGGCGCTCCTACTGCCATTAACACCACGCAGATGACGACCACCCCGGATGCAGATCAACGGGACGCCACCACAAAGGCAGAAGGCGCTGCTGGACGCGCTGTGACGCTCAATGGACAGCGCTTGGCTGACGCCCGTGCGCGTGAGCAACTCGCACAAGGCAAGGTTCCTGCTGGCTACCGCCTGGCAGCAGATGGCAAGGGGCTTGAAGCAATCCCTGGCGGTCCTGCTGATCCAAGCGCACAACACGGCAATGCGTCTGAGGGTGAGCGCAAGGCAGCGACTTTGCTGCAGCGTCTCCAGTTCTCACAGCAGCAACTTGCAAAAGCCCGCGAAGACAGCCCGAATGCAGCGACGCCAAACGCACTTGCAAATGGGCTGGAATGGATGGGCATGGATGCTTTGGCAAACGGGGTGACAAGCGAGGCACGGCAGCGGATTGAAGGCGCACAGCTTGACATGCTTGACGCAGCGTTGACCCTTGGAACTGGTGCTGCGTACACGCGGGAGCAGTTGAAGGGTTACGCAAAGTCGTACTTCCCGCAGCTCAACGACGATCCAAAGACGATAGAAGAAAAGAACCAGCGACTTTTGAATGTCATCGAGGCCGCGAAGACGTCAGCAGGCAGGGCCGCTCCAAAGGCATCTGCTGCGGCACCAGCACCAGCACAGGTTCCACCGACCAACGCGAAGGGCTGGAAGTTGCACGTTGATGGAAAAGGGAATCGTGCCTACGTTGGACCCAACAATGAAGTCGAAGAGGTGCGCTGATGGCCTTTGATCTTGCAAGTGCGAAGCCAGCAACTGGCTTTGACCTGAGTTCTGCCAAGCCTGTCGAGGCTGACAAGCCGAAATCCAGCAAGTCCTACAAAGAGGGGCGTGGCGCAGAAGGATGGCAGCGTGGCCTGTCCTCCGTCATGCAGGGGCCGCTGATGGGCTTTGCTGACGAGGTTGGCGGTGCCGTTGGCGGTGCATGGGACACCCTGACAAAGGGCGGTGACTATTCGACAAACTATGCGTCAAACCGTGACTTCATCCGTGGCGCTGCAGACCAGGAAGCGCAAGACAGGCCGGTTATCTCTACCGTGCTGCAGACAGCAGCTTCTGCGCCAATGCTGGTTCGCAACATTCTTGCACCAGCGGTTGCACCAGTCGTTCGCTCTGTGCCGGTGCTGAACAACATCGCCCAAGGAACCGGCATTGCAGCGCGTGCCGCACAGGCCGCTGGAACAGGCGCAACATACGGTGCCGTTCAGGGCGCTGGCAACTCAACCGCAGACACCGCAGCAGGCGTTGCCGCTGACTCAGGGACAAATGCGTTGTTGAGCAGTGTCTTTGGCGGCGTTGGCGTCCCCGTGGCTGGAGCAGTCGGCGCAGTTGCTGGGAATGTCCGTCAGCGTGTGTCGAACTCTCCAGCAGCGCAAGCCGCTGCTGAACGATACGCGCAATGGAAGATCGCCCAGGCGTTGGCACGCGACGGGCAGGACGTCGGGCGCACTGGCGCACGGCTCAACGTCCTCGGGCAAGAGGCCCGCGTTGTGGACGCTGGCGGGGCGAACACCCGCCAGTTGCTGGACACGCTTGCCACCATCCCTGGCGAGACAAAGCATGGCGTGGAGCAGGCCATTCACCAGCGCCAGGCAGGACGCGGCGCACGCATGATTGCTTCCGCAGAGGAGAACCTCAACGCTCAAGGTCAGCGCCTTGCGCCTACCATTGAGGCGTGGACAGAGCAGCGGTCTCAGGCTGCTGCACCGCTGTACGAGCAACTGCGAACCATTAACATCCAGCAGCCGTCCAATGGCCTTGCAAGCGCAGTGGCGGCAGCAGATGAACTCGGTGCTACAAGCCTTGCGCGGCGCATGGCGACTGCGGAGCAAGTTGGCTACTCGCTGGACTCCAAGAACCCAGCGTCTTGGTCAATGAATGACCTTGATCTGGTAAAGCGCGGCCTGGACAAGATGATCGCCGCAGAGACGGATATTGCGGGCAAAGTGTCATCCCTTGGACGTTCATACCAGACGCTAAAGACTACGCTTGTCAACGAACTGGACCACGCGACAACCGACCCGGCAACAGGCAGGTCAGTGTACAAAGCTGCGCGTGACGCATTTGCTGGACCATCTGCAATCATCGATGCAGCACAAAGAGGCCGCACTGCCATCGCAAGCGACGGGGCGACCATCGCTGGCATGACGTCCGGTCTGTCCGAGTCTGAGCGACAGGCTTTCCGTCTTGGTGCTTTCGAGGCACTGCGGAACAAACTGGGAACGCAGGGTGGGCAGACCAACATCATCAATATGTGGAAAGAGCCTGCAACGCAGGAGAAACTCAAAGCCATATTTGGTGATGAACGCTCGTTCCGGCAGTTCGCCGCTGACGTTGCACGCGAGGGGCGTCTCAAAGGTCTTGACGGTATCGGCAGGGGTTCGCAGACAGCATCCCGCCAGTTTGGCGTTGGCGACCTAGATTCCGGCGCGGCAACTGATGCTGCAAGCCTGGTAGCGAACACAAAGGGCGGCAACCTGGTGGGTGCCTATGGCGCAGCCAAGAACCTGTGGAACAAGGTTTCAACTCCAGAGTCCGTGCGGAACCAGATGGGACGCATTCTTTTGTCTGGTGGCAATGAAGGTGCGACAAACATCAACGCACTGGCCCAAGTCCTTGCCGAAATTGAAGGAAGGAATGCTGCCATCGCAACTGGCTCCGGGCTTATTGGAAGTCAGTTAGCCCGACCGATTTCGACGCGATAACCAAGACCCTTCGGGGTCTTTTTTCTTGGGAACCATAAATGGCCTATTACCTCTCCCCAATCGGCAACGACCAGCAAACGGACGCAAACGGCAACCCGCTGGTCGGAGGCAAGATTTACACCTACCAGGCGGGCACCAGCACGCCATACGGGACGTACACCGACAACACCAGCGGGACGCTGCAGGCAAACCCCATCATCCTGAACACTCTTGGCCTGCCGAACAGCCCCATCTGGATGACGGGCGGCGTGGCTGTGAAGTACGTCATCAAGGACTCGTCTGATGTGACGATCCGCACTGTGGACAACGTGGTCGGTGTGAACGACACCACCAACGCTGCCTCTGAGTGGCTGGACTTGAACCTGGTTCCGACATACATCGGGGCCACGCAGTTCTCGGTTGTTGGCGACCAGACAGCAGTGCTTCAGGTCAACCGTCGTGTGCGTACCAGGAACACTGCCGGATACGTCTACGGGCGCATTTCTGTCGCTTCCTACGCAACCGGCGTGACCACGGTCACAGTGGTGAACGACTCTGGCGCTTTGGATTCCGGCCTGTCGCTGGTGTCGTATGGGTTCTTGAGCTTCACGCCAGCATCTATTCCCTACGCCATGTATGCGGCAGCCGGTGCAAACACTGACATCACAAGCCTCGGTGGACTGACAACCGCTATCAGCGGGACGGCTCTGGGCAGCAAAATCCAGCCCATCACGGCAAGTGTCGCGGCCAATGCGCTGACCATCACGCTGAACCCGACAACGCTCGACTTCAGAAGCTCAACGCTTGGCAGTGGTACGGTAAACACCCGTGCCGTGCCTGCTGCAATCAGCCTGACTGTTTCCAGTGGGTCCACTCTCGGAACGGTCAGCGGTCAGATCAGCCGCCTGTACGTCCTTGCAATCGACAACGCTGGAACGGTTGAGCTTGCGGTTTCTGGCGGCAATGCGCTGCTTGACGAAACCAACCTCATCAGTACGACGGCAGAGGGCGGCGCTGGTGGTGCAGATAGCGCAACAACCATTTACTCGACCACCGCTCGGACAAGCGTGCCCTATCGGGTCGTTGGTTATGTGGAGTCCACGCAAGCAACGGCAGGAACGTGGGCCACGAACCCTTCAACGATCCAAGGCGCTGGTGGGAATGCTGTAAACAGCCTCTACGGATTCGGGAATGGACAGGCGTGGGGAACGGTTACTAGAACCAGTGGCACGACCTACTACAACACCACCGGCAAACCTCTGTCGATCATGGCGCAGATTTCCACCGCCGCCGCTACACCTGGCAGCGTGTCCATCAACATCAACGCCACGGGTGCGATGACGATGGCGTACTCATTCAACGCCAACGCAACCAATGCAGTGGGCTTCTGCACCATCCCTGCTGGCGCGAGTTATGTACTCACAGACACCAGCCTGACAGGACGCACAACTTGGGAAATGAGGTAATCATGTACTACAAAGCTCCGGACAACTCCGTCCACTTCCTTGATGATGATTCATTCATCTCTCTGCTGCCTTCTGGCTCTGTGCCAATCACAGATGAGGAAGCTGAAGCACTCAAGCCTGCACCCGCAGCACCGTCTGCACAGTCTCAAATCAGCGCACTTGAGCAGTCGAATCTGCTCCCCCGGGTAACACGCGAATTCATGCTTTTGCAGTTCGCTGCTGTTGCGGCATCACAAGGCATTGACCCGACAACGAACATTGCCTATGTCAAGGTAAAAGAGTTGGACGATCAGATCGCAGGGCTTCGGAGCCAACTGTGATCGACCTGCTGATCCTGCTATTGAAGCCAGCACTGCTTTGGGAGTCAAACCCACGGCGGTTCTGGTATCTGACGCCCATAGCTGTGATCGCTTGGCTGGCAGACATGCTGGCCGCGCACACCGCATGGGCGCTCATTGCTGGAAGTCCAAAAGCCAATGAGTGGACTATCTCGCACACGCTGGAGCGGCTCACGCTTGAGTCTGCACCAGACCAGATGTTCTACATCTCTCTGGCTCGAAAGATCAACCGCATGGCCCCCGGTGGCCGACACATCAAGGCAATCGTGTAATGGACATTCAAACCGCATTCAACATCGTGCTTGCTCTGGTTGCGTTTTTGGGTGGGTGGGTGTTGAACTCACTTCGGGAAAGCATCAAGAGCCTTCAAGTCACGGACAGTGAACTCGCAACCAAGGTGCAGCACATCGAGGTTCTGGTGGCTGGAAGCTACGTCAAGCGCGATGACATGGACAAGTTGACCGCTGCACTGTTTGCAAAGCTGGACAAGATCGAAGCGAAGCTGGACGGGAAAGCGGATAAGTGATCTCCAACAGAATCATCACCTACTTTTCAAAAACCATGCTTATCGAAGTACAACGCACACCTGGGAGCCTGACATGCACCTTGGGCAAGCTCTATATCGATAGCGTGGAGTATTGCTACACCTTGGAAGACATTGTTAGAGAGGTGAAGGTCTATGGAGAAACTGCCATACCTGCTGGCGTTTATCGTGTTGTCATTACTCACAGTAACCGCTTTGGTTGTGATATGCCTCTCTTGCTTAACGTTCCTGGCTTCGAGGGTGTGCGAATCCACCCCGGAAACACAGATGCCGATACACACGGCTGCATCCTCGTTGGAACACATGTCGGAGCAGACGGAGAGAGTATTTCTGATTCAAGAGCCGCATATCACCGGATATTCACAAAAATACGGGATGCCATCGATGCGGGTGAAGAAGTCCAGATTGAGTTGAGGGACTAATGAACTACTTTGAGTGGCTGCTTGTTGTCCTGATCGCAATCGTGATCTTCAGCACGACTATCAAATGACACCCGTTATTGATTTCAACCGGATTGACTACGACGATCCGCGAATCACTCCAGCGGTTGAACTGACCCTGCGCCGAATGCTTGCCAAGCGTGACCAGTATTTGTACTCAGGCCGTGACCATGAGGCTAGAGGACTTGGAACGGGGATCTGGATTGCATGGCAAACGGCCTTGGACATGGAGCCTGGAACCATTAACGGAGACTTGAATGGATGATTGGAAGAAACTACTTGGCACAGTCGCACCCTTGGTGGGTAGTGCATTTGGCGGCCCCTTGGGTGGTGTCGCTGCTAGTTTTGTGGCTGATAAGCTGGGCCTTTCGGAAAAGACTGTGGCCGCAGTCACCGACGCGATACAGGGCGGCAAGCTCGACCCGGCCCAAGTGGCTCAACTGAAACTAGCTGAGATTGAATTCCAGAAGTTTCTCAAGCAGAACGACATTGACATTGAGAAAGTCCACGCAGCGGATAGAAACTCTGCCCGTGACATGCTAAAGGCCACAGGCAGCTATGTACCGTCTTCGCTGACATTCATCATTGTTGTAGCTGTGCTTGGGCTTGAAGGCTCAATGATCCTGAACGGCACACCGCAGGGAATTGACCAGCTAGTGCTTGGCCGAATCATGGGTACGCTGGACATGGCACTTGGCCTAGTTCTGGCCTTCTGGTTTGGGACTACGCGCAATAGCCAAGACAAGACCCAGCTATTGGCTAACAGCGCACCAGCAAAGTAGGTTTTTGCGGAGCGCACCGCAATCAACTAACCCTGAAACTTACCCGAGTGACCTGCAACCCTCTGGAAACCCGCATGCCTATTGGCTTTGTCTGGAGCGGGCGATGGGAATCGAACCCAATTCAGAGGGGCGTCTAGGGGCAGCGTAGGGGCAGGCTCACAATGAAGCACTCCCTCTTATTCCCCTACCGTCCCCGACTTTATCCCTGATTTATCCCCGAAAGTTGATTCAAGTCGGGCCATTTCCAAGTCATCCCGTTGTCCGTCAACCCACTTGGAATACGTCCGTAGGAAGATCTCCACGCTATGCCCCAATTGTCTGGCACAGAAGGCCGGTGTCATGCCTGCCATGAGCATAGCCGTTGCGTAGGTGTGCCGCATCTGGTAGGCGCGTCTGTAGCGGATTCCAGTACCTTTAAGCAGGTGGTTCCAGAAGTTCTGCCTGAATGGTTGCTCCTTTGTCCAACCCTCTCCAGTTCGTGGGTCTAGGAACACTCTCCCATTGGCAATGCGGGTAAGTGCCTGCTGGCGCTGGATAGCTGCCCAAGCACGGCTATTGAGGATCACCGTCCGGGCCGTTGCCGTCTTGGTCTTGTCGGTCATCTTTCCCCTGACAAGCCCGCCCTTGATCATCACGGTCTTTCTCTTCAAGTCCACATCCTGCCAACTCAAACCAAGAATCTCGCTGGTACGCATCCCCGTCCAGAACCAGAACTCAACCAAGTTGCTGACATGGCCGGGGTGTCTTTTCTCTGCCAGTTGAATGATCGCCTCACGCTCCTGTGAATCAAACGGGTCAGGTGGCTCTTTCTGCCACTTTGGGCTGTCGATTCCCTCCACTGGTGACTCTTTGATCAGCCCGTCCCGTATCGCCAGATTGAACGACTCCCGCAGCACCGATAAGTAGTTGGTCAGCGTCTTGCCTGACAGATCAGGCCTAGAGGCTAGGACAGTCAGAATCTCTGAGTGCTTAACGTGAAGCGTGGCACCGGGGAGGTGGTCAGCCCAGAAACCTTTGGCTGCGGTGTAGCTGGCCTTGGTGCTGTCGGTGATCCTGCGGGACTTGATCCACGCATCAATCTGGGTGTCCAGCGAAAGCGGAGAACCACCGTCAACGGGGAAGTATTCGGCAGGGTGGAAAGTGCCAAGTCGAATCTTCTCCCGTATCTCAGCGGCTAGACGTTCGGCATAGCGGATGTTTGCAGGGCTTGGGTGGAGCGGTTGGCCGTTGGTTGTGACGGTGCGGCGCTCCTGTTTCCCGTTGAATGTGAACGTGATGCGGAGCGAGTTCTCGCGGATTTCGACCCCTTTGCCCATTTTCCGAACTCCTCAAGGTCAATGTAAATTCGCCCGTCTGGGGCTTTGTGCCAGATCCCGTATCCCCACACACCGGCTTCAATCTTACGCCTGATGGCTTTCTCGGTAAGTCCGGTCTGCTGAGCGGCTAGGGTGATGGTTACGATCATTTCAGCCCCTTTCCTGTGCACGTCCAGCGCCACCTGTTAACTTTTCGCCGTTTTCTGTGCATGACTTGATGGCGGCGATGGTGTTGAGGTTCACCACCCCGATTCCAAACTCACGCAAGCACACGGCGTTGACCCGTTCCATTTCCTCAAGCGCCATCCGCAGCACAGCGTCCTTGTCACGGTTTGACTCCACCCTGATGTCTGCGTTGCAGTTGCCGCACTTCACGATGTCGAAGTCTTTGCTGTGCGGGAATCGCATCGCCACCGGCTCCACCTTGGTCACTGGTGCTGCATATAGCGGCATGGGGTCAACTTTCACCGACACAGGCACAGGGCCGTGGACAACATTGTTTGCCCAGTAGAACCCGCGCTCTTGGAAGTCGTAGTACGCCACCGGCTCCTGCACATAGCACGGCCCGTCTTTGCGATGTACTGTCCCCGGTGTCGGCTCACCGCATACGCACTCCTGCTCCTGCGAAAACTGCGACACTTTGTGCAGTGCCAGTTCCTTGGTCAGTCGCTCAACTTCATCTGCATAGTGCTCTGACTCTTTAACCTCTGCTTCGTAAGCGGCTGTGATGGTTGCGTTCTGCTCGGTCAGCCGCTCCACCTCTGCTGCGGCTTCTTCATACGCTTCAACCGCAGTCTTGCAGACTTCTTTTACATGCTCAACCTCTGCGCGGAGTTCCTTGTTCTGGTCACGCAGCTTGTTGATGTATGGCCCTTGGTCTTCCATTTCTCCACGAAGCTGTTCCACCTCTGCCGTCAGTTCTTGGTACACGCTAATGGTGCGTGAATCAGGGTCGTATGTTTCGATCATGGTTTCTCCTTCATTGCGGCGTCGATGTGTTCGTCGAGAGTCAGCTTGCCCGTGTACTCAATCTGGAAGTACGGGTTGTCACGCAGAAACCGATACCGCGCAGCGTCTTTCTCCAGCGCCTCCACAGCAGCAGCGAGGGCGGCACGGTGCTTGTCACTCTGGTGTGCGTCAGCGAGAGCCATCCCTCCCCAATAAGTCATCGGCCTGACTTTTTCGTCATAAAGCCCCAACTCTTGGGACATATCCACCAGCTTTTGCATGGCAGCTTCTGCCCGTTGCACTTCCAACGCCTTCCACCATCCGAAGGCATACGCTGTCTTCTCTGCCTCGGTTTTTGCCTCGTGCGGTGCTGAGAGCATTGCTTCCCACTGCTCGTCACGGGCGGCGATGATGGCGTGGACAAACGTGAACACGCTCTCTGGTTCGCACCAAGTATTCGCTTCGCTGATTGCGCGTATCTGCTCATCAGCCATGTCTGCTGGTTTCACGATGCTGCCCCCCTGTTGCGTATCTGCTCTGCACACTGCTTTGCTGCCACGCCTGCGTAATTCACATTACTTGCGTCAGATAACTCATCACACACTTGAGCGCATTCCTCACGCTCTTCTCTAATAGCCGCAGCTAGGATTGCCTCATGCTCTGCAACTGTCATGCAGAGAATCCCATCTACATTCCTGACAAACTTTGGTGTCATTCAGATACCTCCAAGGAGTCTGTAGGCGACTGCTGCCTGGAGCGGGACTTGGGCATTGCAGAGTCCTTTAAGACGGTGAACCCTATTGGGAATCCCATTAGCCACTCGACCCACGTCGGATTCAGTAGTCCACCAATTGCTGAGTTGTCCAATATCGCAATCTTTGTCTCTAGGTTTGAATGCCCCAACCTTTCGAACTTCCCCGTCCTCATATAGACTTTGTGGTTCCTGCTCTCCCCCTGCGCGGCCCTTGGGGTTGGGAAAAGTTGCACAAATCTCCCTATCGTGTCCATCTGAATCTTCCCATCTCGTATCCTGGGCTTTTTCCCATCCTTGTAATCTCGCGTTGTTGGAGTAGGTACAAAGTGCAAACCATCTATCTCTGTGGTGAGCCGCCCCACAATCGGAAGCTCGTAGGCAAAGCCATTCAGAGTCATACCCGAGCGCGGCAAGGTCTGCCAGGACTGTTCCGAGTCCGTTAGAAACGATTGCTGAGACGTTTTCCAAGAACAACTGCTTTGGTCGAACCACGCCAGCGATGCGGAGGACTTCACGGTAGAGGCCACTTCGCGTTTCCGGGCCAACGCCTGCCTGTTTTCCGGCAGTGCTAATGTCCTGGCAAGGGAATCCCGCATGAATGATGTCCACGACTCCGGTGTACTCGGATGGATCAAACAATCGAACGTCCCCTTCCCACACTCGCAAGCCTGGAAACCATCCGTCTGCTGCTCGTTCTCTGAGGACTTGGCAGGCATATTTGTCCCATTCCACAGCGACAACTGGGGTGTGTCCAAGGATTTTGTCGGCAAGGAGGCCACCTCCATGTCCTGCGAATAAATGCATTGAGGTTCGCATTTCACTTAAACAACCTTTCCAGCAGCCAATCGCCCACATAGTTCATAAGCACAACAATCGCTACACCTGCACAGAATCCGAGAATGAAGCCGATCATTTCAGCCCCCTGCGGTATTCGTTCAGCAACTCGCGTGCGGCGCTCACCTGGTGCTGCAGAGCAACGTTCTGCTGCAGCAAGTCCTGGCACAGCTTCACCAGTTGCGCGTGGCTCCAGCTAGGCACAGAGGCCAGCTTCTTCTCAAGGTCTTTCACTGCACTGCCCTTTCCTCGGTGCTGAATCTGTGGCCGTTGGCGCACTCATAACGGCGGCGGCGCGTGCCGTCCCTGCGTGATCTGGTTTCCAGGCATATGGTCCATGCCTTGCAATGGATGCACTTCATGCGTGAGCCTCCTCAAACTCGTAAGAAACAATCGTCGGGAACTGGCCTGCCATGTTCACCTTGATGCGCTTTGGCACAGCAAACCCGTCGCACCACTCGATGGCCTCGTCCGTACAGGTGGGCGTATCGATGATGTTGTTGCGCTTGTGGACCCAGATGCGTGCCTTCTCGGCAGCAAAGCCGCCGTGGTCCAGGCAGACCCACTCGCGGGCCACCATCTGCATCCCGGACCAATACTCGACCTGCATACTGTCGGCCTTGCCTTCTTTGCGATGGCGTCGGTACGTCACGCGGTCCACCGTGTAGTCGTAGATGCGTGACGCTGCCTGCGCTGCCATCACCGCGTGGTTGCTGGCCTCCACCGCCTTGTCGGCCTTTGGCTCCCGCATCAGTGCGCCGCAGGAGGGGCAGTAGAGCAAGCTGGCAGGCATCACCTGTTCACCGCACTCCGGGCAGGTCGCCACTGGTGCGCCGCCTCCCGTTGGGGGCCGCTTGCTGCGTCCCTTGATGGCGTCCACCGGCCCCAGGCGCTCGGTGGTGTCGCTAAAGTCCATCCACAGGCAGTCAACCTTTCCGGGCGACACCCGCATGCCCCGCCCAGCGCCCTGCACATACAACACGGGCGACTTCGTTGGGCGCAGCCAGAGAATGGCGTCCACATCAGGCACATCAAAGCCAGTGGCAAGTGCCAGCACCGTCACCAGGCAGCGCAGTTCGCCAGCGCGGAACTTGGCAATCAGGTCCGCACGCGCCTGCTTTGGCGTGTCGCCGGTCACCACCGCAGTGTTGATGCCGCGCTCGATCAGGTGGTCGCGGAAGTGCTGCGCGTTCTGTACCGTCGCGCAAAACGCAATCCACTTCTTCCTGTCTGCTGCCAGGGCGCACGCGTCATCCGCAGCCCCATCCAGATACCCGTCAACCCGCTCCGACAACTCGCCTATGGCGTAGTCGCCATTGGAGGTGCTGATGCCGCTGGTATCGATGCGGGTCTTGATGACGTCCACCGGGCGCACCAGGGATGCGAGGTGCCCTTGGTCGATCAGTTCCTGGACCTTCACCGTGTGGGCAACCCCACCAAACAGCGGCGCGTCCCCCTCGGTCAGCCAGATGCCATTGCCCCGGAAGGGCGTGGCCGTGAAGCCAACGACCCGATAGATGTTGTACTTGTTGAGGTCGGTGAGGAACTTGCGGAACCGTCCTGCTTCTTCGCCGTCAGGATTTACAAGGTGCGCCTCGTCGATCACAACGCAGCGGATGTTGCCGATAAGGTGCGCGTCCTTGTAAATGCTGCCGATGGTGGCAACGATTACGTCTGCGTGCGCGTGCTTGCGGCCAAGGCTGGCGCTGTAGAACCCAACGCTGATGTGCGTGGGCAACATCGAGCGCAGCTTCTCCGCGTTCTGCTCGGCCAACTCCTTGCTGGGCACGATCACCACCGTGCGCGGGTGTTCTTCCGGCCATGTATCGAACAGGAGTCGCGCCAGTTCTGCAATGACCACCGACTTGCCTGCCCCAGTGGGCAGCACGCACAGTGGGTTGCAGTCTGGGCGCGAGGTCCAGTGCTGGTACAGCTTGTCCAGCGTCTCTTGCTGGTATGGGCGCAGTGAATATGTCATCCGACTACCCTCGCGTTGAACTTCTCGCGCAACTCGCGCATGTCATCAGCCTGGGCCAGTACAGGCAGTGCAGCCTTGTCAGCGCACGCATGAATCTCAGCGGAGGTGTACCCGTCAGGTGCAGCGCCGTTGACAAACTCCCAGCCGGTTGCGCGGTGGCGGTACTTGACCCAGTTTTCCTCATGGTTGGCCTGCTTTACATCGGCCCACTGCTCCAGCAGGATGGGGATGTAGCGGTGGTGTTCGCACCCTTTGCGCTGGTCTGATGTGGTCAGGTTTACGCCGCGTCCTTCGCAGGTCCAGCCTGCGTCCTTCACGGGCGTGCTGTGGGCGCAAGTGCGGCAGTTGACCGCAGGAGCCTCTTCCCCGTGGCAGATGGCGTGGTGGTCGCACCACTTGCACAGATAGAAGTCCGGGCTACCGATGCGCTCCAGCGGCTCTGGCGCGTTGATGATGTGATGCGCCAGGGCAATGAACTGCTCTGCCGCCTTCTTGTCGTAGCCCACGCGCTCGATGTGCAGCCGGTCATCGTCCTTGCAGACCGTGGTGTACAGCGCACGCTCCATCCCGGTCCAGTGCATATAGCACTGCATCTGCGCCCAATGCTCTGGCTTGCTCTCGCGCACGCCCTTCGCGGCCAGGTCATCAAACGCCTTCTTGCCCGCCGTCTTGCACTCCCAAACGTGCCACGCCTTGGGCGCATCAGGCACACCCTGGACGCCGCCGTCCATAGAGCCGCCAAAGTGGCCGTCGCAGTCGGAGAAGCGGAACTGCTGCCCCGTGCTGGCGTCCACTTGCATGATGTTCATCCCGGCAGAGCGCAGCAGGCCAGCCATGACGTCCTCCTCGCGCTGTCCGCGTGCGAACAGGCGCAAGGTGCGTGCGTCAAAGCTGGCCTTCCTGGCCCAGCGGAAGGCGTACCAGAGCGAACGCCCGCAGGGGCGTCCGATCAGTGACGCGCCAAGGTGGGTGCGGAACCCATCCTCGGCGTTTGCCAGTACAGCCGCGTCGATTGCCTCCAGCGTTTTGGAGGCAATCTTCAGGTCTGCGTTGAACTTCAGTTCAGCCATTACGCTGCCTTGGCCCAGGGTGCTGCCTTCGCGCCAAACGGTGCGGCTGGTGCTTGCGGTGCTGCTGCTTGGGCTGCAGGCGGGGTCGCTACGCCACCCATTGCCTCATAGCCCGCGACCTCGTTCTTGTCGCCATACACGGCGTCCTGGCGAATCTTCACGCGCACCTTGAGCGGCTTGTTGTGAAGCTGCGCGGTGTCCTGCATGTTGATCACGCCCACCGCGTGGCAGATGGCCGACAGTTGCTGCTGACCAATCTTCTGCGCCACCTCGTTCGTGTGCTGGATGTTCAGTTGGGACCAGAGGCGGCGACCCTTGTGGGGGCCGTCGATGATGTCCAGCGTCAGCTTCATGCCCAGGCCGTTGCCGCTCTTGAGCGGCTCCACCGAGGACTCGATGATGCGGGCGTTGTAGGTGCCAGCCGGGAGGATTTCTCGGCTGGTGTCGGGTGCCACGGTTGCGGCGTTGAAAGAGAAGGTTGCCATTTTGGGAATTACTCCAGTTGGGGTTAGGACACGGATGCCGCCGTGTCAGCGGTTTGCACGCCGGGAGTGGCGTGAATCTTTTGAGCAATCAGGGAGAGGTCGGGCGCTTCAAACATGGCAAGCGCACCGCTGCGGTCCTTGGCCTCGTACTGAAAGTCGCGGCCCGTCTGCAGCCAGCGGGTGACGTTGCCTTCTGCGTCGCGGTCCACGCGCAGGGCAAAAACCTCGTCAAAGAAGTACCCGATGCCTTGGCCCAGCTTCGCGCCTGGCAGGCTGGGGAAGTAAAGCTGCGCCCCGGTGATCTGGTCCTCTTTGCGCTCCTGCTTGCAGGAGAAATAGACGTTGCGCTGGGGCAGGTCGCGGAAGGCGCGGATGAGGCCCCCCATCTGCTCCTGCAGCAGCCCGTAGGCGGCGCGGGGGTCTTTGTTCGCCTTCTTGGCCGCGTCCAGGCAGACCTCGGCAATCTCGCTGATGGAGTCGAGGCAAATCCAATCGAAGGCGCTGGCCTCTGCGGACTCGGTAACGAAGCGGTACGCCTCGGTGACGTCATCCAGGCTCTTGACCTCGATGACTGGGATGGCGCAGTGGCGCAGGGACAGGAGGCCCGCCTCCGCACTGATGATGACGGGCGTGCCGCCAGTGGTCGCGCACAAGGTGGTTTTCCCAGTGCCTGCAGGGCCGTGGACCAAGACCTTCAAGCCTTGGTCAGCCAGCGCCTGCGCTGTGGTTGTCAAACGAATAGCCATTGATTTCTCTCCTTGGTGGTGGCTGTGGTTACTGCGCCCGTGCGAGGCGCATTGGTTTGCTGGGGATGCAGACCAGTTCCCCTTCTTGTGTCCAGGTGAATCCAGACTCGCCGTAAAGCTGTCTGCAGGCACCTGCTGCGGCCATGTCGCGCTTGAATTCGCGCTGCGCGGCCTTCTGCGCGTCAAGCAGGGCGGCCGATGCGGCCATCTCTGCGCTGTGGTCCTCTTGCATGACGTAGGCGTAGGTCGCCAAGATGCCGATGAAGAGGGCGATGTTTATGAGGCGGTGAGTCATTTGCGGACTCCGAGGTCGTTGAATGCTGTGACCGTGCTGGTCATGTCAGGGAATGCGTCCTGCATCGCGGCTTGGTTCATCTCCAGCGAGATGCCGTTCTCGATGTCGAGGATTGCGCCAAGCACCGCATCGCCAACCACCGAGTCGGTGGGGAAGCGGCCCAAAATGGCGTTGAGTACCTGCAGCGCCTCCTCGGTCTGGAAGACCGGCTCCATGCGGATGAGTTGCGTCAGGGTGTGGTCCATGAAGAGCCCGTGCGCGGCGTGTGGGGCCGTGTTCATGTCAGTGGCTCCGCAGCCAGGTTTGGACATGAGCCACGTCAACGGTGGTGAGCCAACCGTCAACCCATACAGCCACCGTGCCCGGCTCAGTACCGGCTTGCGCCTGGTATCCGATTGCCCGGATCAGTTGAATTGCCTTGATAACGTCCACTGCTTGCTCCTGTTCGATGCGATGCCGGGTGGCGACCGCATGAAAAGGACTATAAGAGCGCTAACGAATAAATGCAAGTGGCCTAACGTAAGAAGGCTAATGTATTTGTGACCAGTGGGTCAGTAACTGCAATTAACAGCTGTTCAGGCGTAAAAAAACCGCCGTGGGGCGGTTTTGTTGTCAAGGCAGGAAGTGTTTACTTATTGCCTGCGGTCATTTGTCCACACACTGGAAGTTAACCTCTGCGGCTGGGGTCTTGCCAAATTCGACGTCGTTCTTTTGGACGTTCGTAACGTTTACGACTTTGCCATTTGCATTGCAGAAGTCCGCGGCCTCCCGAGACAACTTGGCCGCATGGACCGCCCCTGACGTAAATCCCCACTCTGACTTTGCAATCGTGTATGAATTCGGCCCGGTCTGTACAACACCTGAACTGGCGCATCCAGCTAAGGTGGCAATCAGTAGCGTCGCAATCTTTCTCATGCTTGTCCCCTTTCAGATTCTTTCGGTCTGCCTGTAGACCACCTCGCCAATTACCTGGGTGTGTTCGTCGCACACCTTGCGCGGGAAGCGGCGCTGGTCCGGGTTGTCAGAGGTCAGCCACCACTGGCCTGCGTCGCGCACCAGGCGCTTGACCACCACTTCGCCCTCATAGGCCACCACAAACGCAATCCCGTCCTTGGCCTCTGACTGCGCCGTGTTCGCCACTATCAGGTCGCCAGAGTAGAGGCTGGGGGCCATGCTTTCCCCAGATACGCGCAGGGCAATCATCTTCTTTGGCTGATAACCGTGCTGGGTGTACCAATCCTTGCGGAACACGATGGGAGGTCCGTCCTCGTCCATGTACTCCACCGCAAAGCCCGTGACCCCCGCCTGGGCCTTCACCTTCACCCGCCGGATGGCAGGGTAGTCCGGGTTATCGGTCAGCGAGATGGGCTTGGGGGCGACCAATAGGTTGGCCTCCATCGAGGCCATGTTGTAGAACCCAGCCTGCGCCTCCAGGGTGTAGTGCGTCGGACCCTTCTTCTCACCCTTGCCGGTGGCAATCCAGAGCGAGTTGTAGCCAGTGGCCTCTGCCAACTTTGCCGCTGCCTCCGGGTTCTTGATCTCCCGGATGGTCGAGTTCCCGCGCCCAAGCCACTGGGAAACCGCCGAATGCGACACCCCAGCTATGCGGGCCACAGTGGCTATATCCCACTCCTTCTCCCGCATCAGCGCGTCTATCCGTTCCTTGAGCGTCATCATTTCTCCAGAGTAACAGCGCACTACGTTAGATAGCTTGCAATTTGGATATAAGGGCGCTAACATCCTCCGCATGACTAAAACCGAAGCTATCGAACTCCTGGGGGGCACGGTGACAGCCGTTGCCGACGCTATTGGCATCTCCCACTCTGCGGTCTCGCAGTGGCCGGAAGAACTAACGGACGCCATACGCGACCGTGTTCAGGCGGCTCTGTACCGCCTCAAGCAGCAAAAAGACGAACAAAGCGGCGACTGAACCGTGGCCGTCGAAAAGGGAGAACTCCGGGGAATGGTGCCGCTGCCATTGCTGCAAGCGCTTGATGCCGTCGCACTCGCACGCGGCCAAGACCGCACCGAGTTGGTCGCTTGGCTGCTTACCCGTGACGTCAAACAAATCATCCATGAGGCCACTTTAGTGAGCCGCATGACGCGAGGCAATCCGTTGGCGACGGAGTCCTCCGCAGAGGAACAGAAATGACCCCCAACATCATTCCCATGCACAACAACAACCTCTCCGCTGCACTGGCATACGCCTCAGTCGGCTGGCACATCCTCCCAGCGTGGTGGATAGAAGCAGGCAAGTGCGCCTGCGGTAACGCAGCCTGCAAGTCCCCCGGCAAACACCCCATCCCCTCCCTTGCGCCTTGGGGCCAGAAGAGCGCCACCACCGCGCCGGACACCATCAAGCAGTGGTGGGCAAAGTTCCCCAGCGCCAACATCGCCGCCTTCCTGGAGCCAAGCGGGCTAGTCGCCATCGACATCGACCCGCGCAACGGCGGTCTGCAGACCATCGACGACATAGAGGCCAAGCACGGGCCGCTGGTCTCCGACCTGCTGCAGTTCACAGGCGGCGGGGGCGAACACCGCGTCTTCCAGCTACCGCAGAACAACAAGCTGCCCGGCAAGCTGGGGCCGGGCGTGGATGTGAAGGCCAACGGCTACATCATGCTCGAGCCCTCCAACCACATCAGCGGCGGGACGTACTCATGGGAGGCCAGCAGCGACCCGAGGGATGGCGTCATGGCCTCACCCCTGCCGGATTGGCTGCGCGACCTCGCCGGCCACGCCGTCACTGCCTCAAATACTGAGCCAGTGCAGGGCAGGGTGATTGGCGTTACCGAGGAGGTCAAGGCCGAGATCGTGCAGGCGATGGACGCCATACCTGCCGATGACCGGGAAACGTGGCTCACCGTTGGCATGGCCCTGCACAGCATTGGCGACCCCAACTGGGCGTTCTACATCTGGGACTCATGGAGCCAGCAGTCCAAGAAGTACGACATGGTCGACCAGACGCGTGTGTGGCGCAGCTTCAAGTCTCGCGGGCTGGACGGCATCACATACAAGTCCATCTTCGGCATCGCCAAGGAACTGGGCACCGTGGTGGTACCAATGCCCTCCACAGAGCCAGCGGTCCCGGTGGAGTCCATCAACATCCGCAAGATGGAGGAGGAGTACCCCATTGACCCGGCCCTCCTGGTGCCGCCTGGCATCCTCAAAGAGGTCACCGATTGGGTCAACCAGACCGCCCGCAAGCCCCAGCCCCAGTTCGCAGTCCAGACGGCCATAGCATTCTGCGCCACAGTCCTCGGACGCAGGTTCGCCACAGACCACGGGAACTGGCCCAGCCTGTACCTCCTCAACATTGGCCTCTCAGCCAGCGGCAAAGAGTACGCCAAGGAGGCGCTGGAAACCCTGCTGGAAGCCTGCAGCCTCTCCAGCCTCATTGGCCCCAGCGGCTACAGCAGCGACTCCGGCCTCATGTCCTCCCTGCACGCCCAGCCAAACCACACCACCGTCATCGACGAGTTCCACAGGGTGCTGGAACAGGCCAGCATCAAGGGCAACGCCCGCAGCCAGGGGATGGTTCGGGCGCTGATTGAGTGCTGGGGCCGCACAAACGGCGTCATGCGCTCCGTTGGCTACAGCACCGTGGGCGCTACCGCCTCCCAGGTCAAAGCCCTCCAGGGGCGCGACGTATCGAACCCGGCGCTGACCGTCCTGGCCATGTCCATCCCCAGCTTCTGGGAGTCCATAGGGTCAGCAGCCGCCAAGGATGGCTTCCTCAACCGCTTCCTCATCGTGGAGACCACCATCGGGCGGCAGGTCGGGCAGTTCAATGGCCGCGTACCCGTACCTCAGACGGTCATCGATTGGGCCAAGCAAGTCCGCGCCCGCTACACCGGGCTGGTGGACCCGGACATCAACCCGGACGGGATCAACCCCGTCATCGTCGGCATCGACTCCGTTGCCATGAGCCTATTTACCGCCTTCTCAGCCGAGTGCATCACCTTCATGGACGAGCATGACGCAGACGGCCTGGCCGAGATGTTCGGGCGCTCCAACGAGATGGCAATGAAGCTGGCCCTGATCATTGCCCTGGGCAACTCGGGCAGCATCGTCCGCGCCAGGGACGCCGAATGGGCCATCCAATACGTCAAAACCTACGCCCTACGCACCGTCTACCGGCTCAAGACCTGCATGGCAGACGGCGAGTTTGAGGCGTCAAAGAAGCAAGTCCTGCAGCTAATCCTCATGTCCGGCGAAGAGGGAATGACCGTGCGCGACATAAACACCTCCTCCAGGCGCTTTAGGGGCATGACACAGCGCCAGCAGATCGAACTGCTGAACTCGATGGCCTTCCTCGGGGAAATCCAACAGGTCACCTTCCCACCCGAATCCGGGCGCGGCAAAGCCCGCCAGGCGTGGGTCGCAGTGGAGCCGCAAATTGATTAACGCAGACAACGCAGACAAAAACAGGGTATTTCCCCCCCTGTCCATGCACATTCGTGCAGACAAACGCAGACAACACTGTCTGCACGGGAAACGCCCTATCCATGCGGGTTTTAGCCATAACGCAGACAAAACAGGGGGTGCGCCCGTCTTTTTTATGAGTAGTAAGAGAAGAAATATATATATATATGTCTTCATTAATACTCAAAGCCCCTATCCATGCGGGTTTCCGGCGCAGACGGGCTTGTCTGCACTGTCTGCGTTAATCGCCGGGGGGTCAAATGCACTTTGACATCCCCGTCAAGACCGTCAGCACCCTCAACACCAGGGAACACTTCCGCGTAGGGCAGGTCAGGAAGGCGCTACATCGCGCTACAACGCGCCGAATCGTCCACACGCTACCCAAGCCCCAACTGCCCGTAATCGTGTGCCTCACGCGCCATTCTGCGGGCACGCTGGACGCACACGACAACCTGCCAAGCGCCATGAAGCACGTCGTCGACGAAATCGCCTCATGGCTGGGCATCGACGACGCAGACCCACGCGTGCAATGGCGCTATGAACAAGAGAAATGTAAGCGTGGACTAACTTGGGTATCAGTGGAGGTAATAGAGGCATGATCAACGAGACACGCTATTTGCTGGACGCGCTCCTTCAAGAATGGCACCGCTGGGCCAGAGGATTCAGCCCCGTCGCAGAACACCACACCAGCCCCGTCTTTGGCTACCAGGTCAATAGCCGCCAGTGGGACTCGGAGGATGACGTCCTGGACGGCCACCTCCACAACGCCAAGATGAAGGCCGTGGACTTCCACATCAGCGAACTCCCGCCCATGTACCGCACCGCCATCGACATCCAGGCACGCAACCTTGTCACAGGCAAGTTCGTCTGGACCTCCGCACGCCTTCCGTCAGACGCAGACAAACGGGCGCTGATATTGGCAGAGGCACGCAACCAGCTACTGCAACGCCTCATGCGCGATGGGGTGCTATGACGCTATCCGTAGCGTATTGCATTGGCTGTTCGCATAGCCATAATTCGTCCCGTAGGGCATAACTCGCCCTGAAATTTCCGCAGGGCCGAATCACCATCCTCCCAGGCGCAATGTCTAACTGGATTCGCGCCCTGCACCTAATACTCCCTTGGTTGGTTGACTCTGACCTTCGCCACCTTCGGGTGGCTTTTTTATTCCAAACGACCTGACGCTTCAGGGAGTCCGAAGGGACATTGATCAATGAAAACCTGGCCCGCCGATAAGGTGGAGCGCCGCGCTATCGGCACGCTCCTCCCATACGCCAAAAACTCGCGCACCCACTCAGACGCACAGGTCGCTCAAATAGCCGCGTCCATGAAAGAGTGGGGCTGGACCACACCCGTCCTCGTCGACGAGCAGGGCCAGATCATCGCGGGCCACGGGCGCGTTATGGCCGCACGCAAGCTGGACTACAAGGAAGTCCCCGTCATGGTCGCCACGGGCTGGACAGAGGCCCAGAAACGCGCCTACGTCATAGCCGACAACAAGCTGGCCCTGAACGCTGGCTGGGATATGGACCTCCTGAAAGTCGAGTTGCAAGACCTGCAGACCGACTTTGACCTGGGCCTCACTGGCTTCACCGACGAGGAACTCAAAAGCCTCCTGGCCGAAACCACCGAAGGCCTGACCGACGAGGACGATGTGCCGGAAGTGCCAGAGGAGCCGGTCACAAAGCCTGGTGACGTCTGGGTCATGGGCAAGCACCGGCTTATGTGTGGTGACTCGACAAGCGTCGACGCCATGCAAACGCTGTGCAAGGACCAACTGGTCGATATGTGGCTCACTGACCCGCCGTACAACGTCGCGTACGAAGGCAAAACAAAAGACGCCCTGAAGATCGAGAACGACTCGATGGGCAATGACGAGTTCCGACAGTTCCTGCGCGACGCCTTTGTTACCGCAGACACGGCCATGAAGCCAGGCGCGGTGTTCTACATCTGGCACGCGGACTCGGAGGGCTACAACTTCCGGGGCGCGTGCTTCGATGCCGGTTGGCAGGTTCGCCAGTGCCTTATCTGGAAGAAGTCCACGATGGTCATGGGCCGTCAGGACTACCAGTGGAAGCACGAGCCTTGCCTCTACGGCTGGAAGGACGGAGCAGGCCACCTGTGGGCCACTGACCGCAAGCAGACAACTATTCTGGAGTTCGACAAGCCTCACCGCAACGGCGAACACCCGACGATGAAGCCCGTCGCCCTCTTTGAGTACCAGATGCTCAACAACACAAAGGGCGGGGACATAGTGCTGGACAGCTTTGGCGGTTCAGGCACAACGCTGCTTGCAGCCGAGAAAAACGGGCGCGTCGCACGCCTCATGGAACTCGACCCCAAGTATTGCGACGTCATCGTCAAACGCTGGCAGGATTTCACCGGAAAACAGGCTGTTCTGGAGTCAACGGGCCAGATTTTCCCCACTAATAAAGTCGCGGAGGCTGAATATGCAGACCAAGCCGCCGCATAAGCCCACCCCAGACGACCGCAAGCAGGTCGAAATGCTCGCTGGCCTGGGCATACCGCAGGAGCAAATCTGCCTGCTGATCCAGGGCGGCATCGACGACAAGACGCTGCGGAAGTATTACGCAGCCGAGTTGGTTGCAGGCGTCGCCAAGGCAAACAGCCAGGTGAGCAAGAGCCTGTTCCAGAAGGCAGTAGCAGGCGATACGGGCGCACAGATTTGGTGGACCAAGACCCGCATGGGTTGGAAGGACACCAGCCGCATCGAGCACACCGGCAAGGACGGTGAGCAACTGTTCAAGTCCATCGAGCGGCAAATTGTCAAAACTGGTAATTAAGACACCAGAAGTATTCGAGCCGCTCCTGTACCCAGCCCGCTACAAGGCAGCGTGGGGTGGCCGAGGCTCTGGCAAGTCGCACTTCTTTGCCGAACTGCTGGTAGAGGACTGCATACGCGAGAAGATAGACGCGGTGTGCCTGCGCGAGGTGCAGAAGTCGCTGAAGTTCTCGGTCAAGAAGCTGCTGGAGACAAAGATCGCCGCGATGAACGCTGGCGCGTACTTTGAGGTCCAGAACGAGCAGATCAAGGCCAAGAACGGCGGCGTGATCATCTTCCAGGGTATGCAGGATCACACCAGTGACTCGATCAAGAGCCTGGAAGGATTCAAGCGTGCCTGGTTCGAGGAGGCACAAAGCGCATCGCAGCGCAGCCTTGACCTGCTGCGCCCGACGATTCGCGCACCTGGCTCAGAACTGTGGTTCAGTTGGAACCCCAACCTAGAGACAGACCCGGTGGACAAGCTGCTGCGCGGCGACAACCCACCGAAGGACGCCGTCGTCGTCAAGGCCAACTATCAGGACAACCCGTGGCTACCACGGGAACTGATAGACGAGTTGGAGTACGACAGGCGTCGCGACCCGGACAAGTTCGCGCACATCTGGCTCGGTGAGTACCAGCGCAACAGCGAGGCCCGCGTGTTTCGCAACTGGACCGTCGAGGAGTTCGAGCGGCCTCTGGGCACTGTTCACCGCCTGGGCGCGGACTGGGGGTTCAGCGTGGACCCCAGCGTCCTGGTGCGCTGCTCGATAGAGGGCAACCGGCTGTACGTTGACTATGAAGCGTGGCAGGTCGGCTGCGAGATCGTGAACCTGCCTGAGTTGTTCATGCAGGTTCCTGAGTCTGAGAAGTGGCCCATCACTGCGGACAGTGCAAGGCCAGAGACCATCAGCCACATGCAGCGCAACGGATTTCCGAAGATTCGGGCGGCTATCAAGGGCGCAAAGAGCCTGGAAGAGGGCGTTGAATTCCTCAAGTCTTTCGACATTGTGGTGCACCCGCGCTGCAAGCATCTGATCGACGAACTGACGCTGTATTCGTACAAGACGGACCCGCTGACGGGCACCGTCGTTCCCCTTTTAGAAGACAAGGACAACCATGTGATCGACGCGCTGCGTTACGCCTGCGAGGGCGCAAGACGCGCAGGGCTGCGACGCGAACGCAAAGAACTCAAGACCATCCCAGACGCCTCTCACGGCGGCTGGATGGCAGCATAACCATGACCCAAGACGACATCCTTCAAACTGCCAAAGAGAGGTTCGAGAAATCCATCGAACACTCCGCCCACAACCGGGAGAAGGCGAAGGAGGACATTCGTTTTGCCGCTGCATCCCCCGATGACCCGTGGCAGTGGGACGAGATGGATGTGCAGGGCCGCAAGCAACAGCAGCGCCCGATGCTCACCATCAACAAGCTGCCGCAGCACATTCGCCAGGTCACAAATGACATCCGGCAGAACCGCCCGGCCATCAAGTTCCGGCCTGCAGACGACGGCGCGGACGTTGAGGTGGCCGAGATTCTGAACGGGCTGGCACGCCACATCGAGGCCAACAGCGACGCTGATGTGGCCTACGACACGGCAACAGAGCATCAGGTCACGCACGGGCTGGGCTACTTCCGCATCCTGGCTGACTACATCAGCGAGGACTCGTTCGACCAGGACATCTTCATCTGCCGCGTCAAAGACCCGTTCCGTGTCCACGACGACCCGGAGTCGGAAGACCCCGCTGGCGCAGACCGCAAGTGGCTCTTCGTTGAGGACAAGATCAGCGAGGAAGAGTTCAAGCGCCAGTACCCCAAGGCAGACCCCATCGACTGGACGTTCGCCCGCTCGACAGATTGGTTCAGCGAAGACATGGTGCGCGTGGTCGAGTATTACGAGATCACGGACAAGGAAGAGGATCTATTCCTCTGGGCGAACAACTCGACGTCGTTCAAGTCTGACCCACTGCCAGAAGGCGTCTTCATCGGTGAAAAGCCGGTAAAAACACGCAAGAGCAAGAAGCGCATCGTGATGTGGCGCAAGCTCAACGGCCAGCAGATCCTTGAAGAGCGCGAGTTCCCGAGCAAGTTCATCCCGTTCTGCCGCGTAATCGGCAACGAGTGGGTGGTCGACGGCAAGTCGTACATCAGCGGCCTGGTGCGAAACACCAAAGACAGCCAGAGGATGTACAACGTGGCGCAGTCGGCCATCGTTGAGCGCGTGATGCAGGCTCCCAAGGCCCCGTGGCTGGCTCCCGCTGAGTCGGTTGAAGGCTACGAGAAGACCTGGCAGACGGCCAACACGGCCAACCACGCCTTCCTGCCGTACAACCACCTGGACGGCGAAGGCAACCCCATCCCGGCACCGCAGCGGCAGATGCCGACAACTGTCGAGGCGGGGCTGAACCAGATCGTTATGGGCGCGTCCGACGATATCAAGTCGGAGACGGGGCAGTACGACGCAAGCCTGGGACAGAAGTCCAACGAGACAAGTGGCCGCGCCATCATGGCCCGCCAGCGCGAGGGCGACAACGCTACGTTCCACTACATCGACAACCTGGCGCGTGCCATTCGCCACTGCGGGCGCATCATCCTGGACATGATCCCGCGCATCTACGACACGCAGCGCGTGGCTCGTATCTTGGGCGAGGACGGCAGCGCCAACAAGGCCATCCTGAGTCCTGACCACCCAGCGGCCATCAGCGAGTTCCGGGACGAAGAGGGCGAGATCAACCGCATCTTCAACCCGACCATCGGCACATACGACGTCTATACGACGTCCGGCCCGTCGTTCACCACCCGCCGCATGGAGGCGCTCGATGCCATGACGGCCATGACGCAGGCCAACCCGGCGCTGTGGCAGGTGATTGGCGACCAGTTGGTGAAGAACATGGACTGGCCTGGCGCAGAGGAGATGGCCGAGCGCCTGAAACTCACGCTCCTGCCGCAGGTCCAGCAAGAGATTGACAAGGACAAGCAGCCTGACCCAGTGCCGCCGCAAGTGCAGCAGGCTATGGACCAGATGCAAGGCCAGATGCAGCAGTTGGACCATGTGATCCAGCAGATGCAGGCCGAGTTGGAGCAGAAAGAGCAGGAAGCGAACGCTGCGAAGCTGGCCGTGCAGAAGGCGCAGTCGGAGTGCATTTCGCTCAAGCTGGAGATTGAAAAGCGCGACGCCATTGACGAAATCCGGGACGCGCAAGAGGTGCAAATGCCTGTTGAGCAAGCACCACAACAGCCTCAACAACAGCAGGCTCCTTTGGTATTGCCTGATGTTAATGGGCAGCTTGTTGGGGCCATTGGGCCTGTCCTTGAGACATTGGCAGCAACCATGCAAAGCACTGGCGAGGCCGTGGCAGTGATTGCCCAGGGACAGCAACAGTTGATGCAAGAGATGGCCGCAGATCGTGAGCAAGACATGGCGCTCTTGATGGAGTTGCAGCGTCCGAAGCAATCGCAAGTGCGAATTGTCAAACAACCCGACGGCTCGTTCGTCGGTGAAAAGATTGAAGGCTAAACATGGCAACGCTAACCTACGTCAAATACCAAATTGGCACTGAGGTGCTGCAAGAGGCGGCTAATGCTGGCACTGATTCCTGGCGGCTGATTCTGTCAAACACTGCCCCCAATGTGGCGACTGCTACGACTGCGGCCAGTGTCTCTGAGTTGGCTACCTCTGGTGGATATACCGCTGGTGGTGTTACCTGTACGGTGACAAGTGCAGCGCAGACGGGTGGTGTTTATAAGTTGGTGCTTGCTGCTCCTGCCTCTCCTACTTGGACGGCAACGGGTGGCGGTTTTACCTTCCAGTACATCCATCTCTACAACCTGACGAATACTCAAGTCATTGGGTATTGGGATCGTGGCTCTGCTACTACCTTGGCAGCGGGTGATACGTACACGCCTACGCTTGATCCGACCAACGGCACTTACACGGTGACCTGATGCCAGTATTTCGCGACAGGGTTAAGGACACCAGTACCTCGACGGGTACGGGCAACTTCACGTTGTCAGGCACTGCGCCGACAGGCTATCAGTCGTTCGCCACGGCGTTTGCGGTTGATCCTAGTGTTCTGTTCCTTTACTGCATCGTGGACAACACAAGCGGCCAGTGGGAGACAGGCACAGGGTATCTGAGCGCATCGACAACGCTTGTGCGAACTGATCCACCGTTTGACGGCTCAAGTGGGCAAAACACGCTGGTGAATTTCAGCGCAGGGACGAAGGATGTTTTCTGCACTGCGACGGGCCATTTTCTTGAAGACATAGACACAGGTGCCATGCTCCATCGCTCGATGGGCTGGGCCATGCCGTAAGGAGCGAACATGCCTGGAAATAACGATCCTATCTACTCGAAGCGTGGTGCGATCACTCGTTCCGCGCTGCTCAAAACTGCTGCAACGTCAGACTACTCTGGCGTCAACGAATACAACAAAGAGGTGTTCGCAGCAGACCCGACAAATGGTAGCTACATCCAGCGTCTGCGGTTTAAGGCTATGGGCACCAATGTGGCAACCGTGGCCCGTATCTACCTGAACGACGGTGATCAGGCAGCGAACTTTGGCGCAGCTATCGGCGCACCTACTGGCACACCGTCTGCGTCTGGGGGCACTGTCTGGGCAGGTACTTACTACGCAATGATCATTGCCGTTGATGCAAAGGGGCGACTAACACCCATTGGAACCATCTCCGCTGGCGTGGTGGTAACTGGCACAACCGGTTCTATTGCGTGGTCGTGGACTGCGCCATCAAACGTCAATGTAGTGTCCTATCGTGTGTATATCGGCATCACAAATTCGGTTGAGGCATTGACTCGCTATTTCTCAACAGCGACAAACAGCTACTCGCAAACGACGATGCACAGTGAGGGGACGTATGACGATCCGCAGGTGGGTAACTCCAAGCTGTATGGTGAAGTGTCACTTCCTGCAACGACTGCTATTGCCACGGCTGCAACGTCTGACATTGACTACCCGATGAATATCGCCCTTCCTCCGGGGTGGGAGGTGTACGTCGGTTTGGCGACCGGGGTTGCAGCGGGTTGGTTGGTGATGGGAATCGGCGGGGATTACTGATGCTCGACGTTGGACATATCCCAACGCCCTACGGGAATAGCGACGTCCAGCTATTCACGAACCCGTCCACGGTAAACCAACTCCAGTGGAAGACATGGCTCAAGCCTCGCGGCAAGACCATGATGCACATGATCTTGGCGTCCGGTGGCGGTGGCGGAGGAGGTGGTTTCACCCGTGCTGCTGCGGCTGCTGGTGGCGGTGGTGGCTCTGGCGGTTCGTCTGGACTCACGCGGCTCACTATCCCGCTGATCTTTGTGCCTGATGTGCTTTATGTGCAGCCGGGGGCAGGTGGACAGGGCGTGTTGTCCGGTGGCGGTACGGCAGGCTCTGGCGTGTTGTCCTATGTGACGGTGAAGCCTTCTGTGGCCACGCCTGGAACTGTGCAGGCGACGAACGTCTTTGCTGTGTCTGGTGCTGCTGCCCCTGCTGGTGGTGGTACTGGTACAGGTGCAGCAGTTGGTGCTTTGGGCGCTGCTGGAACGATTGCAACGATTGGCGCAATGCCATTGGCTCACATGGGCCACTTTGACCTGATAGCTGGGACTGCCGGTGTTGCCGGTGGTGCTGTTGCTGGTGCCAATGGTTCTGCACAATCTATCCCAACGGCCACGCCTTTCTGGGGTGCTACGGGTGGGGCTGGCACTACGTCTGCCGACTTTGCTGGTGGAGCTTTCACCGCGCAGGCTGACTCCTACATATCTGAAATGCGACCCGCAACGCCAGCGGCTGGATCGAACAACGGTTCAGGCGGCAGGACTATCTGGGCACCGTTCTACTCATGGGGCGGTGGCGGTGGATCGTCCTCAAACACTGGTGTCGGCGGCAACGGTGGCAACGGTGGTTTGGGTTGTGGCGGTGGGGGAGGTGGTGCAGGTACTACGGGTGGCCGTGGCGGGGATGGCGGTTCTGGGTTTGTCCTGATTATTTGCTGGTGACGTAAATGCTCGGCTCAAGCCCGATTGCATCGACGCCACTTGCATCGCTTCCGGTAGCCTCCGGCGGCGGGCCGGTTAACTATGCAGACTCCCTATCTGTCGGCACCTACGCAATATCGGGTAAGACGGTATCGGATTCAGTCTCAAAGGCTGATTCACTAGCCGTTGGCGCGTATGTAATCAGCGGCAAGGACATCACCGACGTAGTAGCTGCGGGTGGTGTTTCCTACGCTGACAACCTGAGTGCCGGAAGCTATGCGATTGCCGGCAAGACGGTAACGGATAGCAAGGCGATAAGCGATAGCCTGTCCAAAGGCTCCTATGTACTAGCAGGGCAGGCAATCACTGACCTGCTGGCGAAGCATGACAGTCTGTCTAAAGGCTCCTACGTCTACACAGGCATTAACCTGAATGACGTTGTTACTGGTGCCACTGCGTACGCAGACAACCTGTCACCTGGCTCGTATGTTGTAGACGGTAAGCAGCTAACCGACTCCATATCGAGCGCAGGCGGCATCCAGATGGTCCACGGCGGGCCAGCGCCGAGGAAACGGTACGACGAAAAGGGCAGCTACTGGGCGAAGCTGCTATCGGCCCCTGTTGCGCGGTACGTTGAAGAACTGCCCGACGAGGTTGCAGAGGTTATCGAGGCAGAGGCGGCGCAGAAGGTTGAGCAGCCGAAGCTATCGAAGGCGCAGGCAGAGCGCGACATGCGTGCTGCGCTGGACGAACTTGGGTTTGCGTACAAGCAAGCCTACAAACAAATCTATCTTGAGCTGGCCGCAGAGATGCGCCAGGCGCAGGAAGACGAGCAAATTGCGGCAATCATCGCTGCGCTGATTTAAGAGGCAAAGAATGGCAACGACTATCCAGTATTGGGGCAACGTCAACTATCAGGAAAAGCCCGTCACTGGACGCCTTGTCCTGTGGACTAGGGGCCAGAAGCAGGACGTTCCTGATGACATTGCAACACTGTTGCTTGCAGCTGGTGCTGGATTTACCCGCGACCTGGACAACTCCGGCGAGGTTGCTGTGTACGCCCAGGACACCTCCGGCAACGTCATAGGGCTGGTGGGGCCGGGGGGCTATCCAATCCTGTCGCCAAGCAACACCGTCGCACGGAAGTGGCGCATCGCTCTGGCGAAGGCAATGGCAGGCACACAGAACGCGAAGCTGGCTTTTGTCGGTGACAGCACCACTGCGTCGATGACTGGCGTCACCGTTTTGTCGTTCCAGAACACCATAGCAAGCACGGTGTCGAAGATTCTGAATAAGTCACTGTTCACGACGAACAACAATTGCACCTTTGGCGACTTCCTCAGAAACAACCCAGCCAACGGATATGCAACCGTTGATCCAAGATTCGGTGGGGCTGGGCTTGCGGCATGGACTCAGACTGCTTTTGCCACGGCTGGCGGGTGTTCATTTGGAAACTCCACAACCACGACGACTCTGGCGTTCACTCCGCTTGAGTCGTTCGACCAGATCGACGTTTACTCACTGGACAACACTGGCGGATACGGGCAGTGGACTATCAACGTGGACGGCGGCGCATCGCTTGGAACCGTTGACAACAACGGAACGCGGGCCATCAGGAAGTCATCCTTCTCGGTTGCTCTCGGTGCGCACACCATCAACATCCAGCGCAATGGCACTGGTGGTCAGGTCTACATCTTTGGGATTGTCACGCGCAACAGCACGGCGAAGGCCATCGACATATTCAACCTTGGGTGCGGAAGTTCGGACACGGCATTCTGGGCTGGATCGACTCCCGGCACAGGCCCGTCAAACGCAATCACAACATACGCACCAGACCTGACGGTGATTGATCTGGGCATCAACGACCGCAGGCTTATCAACTATTCATCCACGTTCGACACCAACTTGCAGGCCGTTGTCACCGCCGCGAAGACAAGCGGTGATGTGCTGTTGTGCGTCCCGGTGCCTTCTGACTTGGCCTACAGCGCGTACACCACAACCGCGAACATCGGCGCGTATAACGATGCAATCTACCGCATCGCTGCTGCAAACAACTGCCAAGTGTTCAACAAGGAAACGCTGTTCCAAAGCTACACGCTTGGGCAGGCAGGTGGCCTGTACATCGACCAATTGCATCCCAATGGCCCCGGCTACGGTGTGATCGGCCAGCAGTTGGCGCAGGCCATCATGACCCTCTAACCATGTCCCCCCTATCCATCATCCTGATCGCGTGGGGCATTGGTGCGCTGTGGGCGTGGTCTATCGCCCGAATGGGCAAAGATTAAGGATTTAGGGCTACGCCCAAAAACCGTACCTGTGCGGATCACAGGGCCAAAGGTCACCGTCGGTGGCCTTTTTTATTTCCCAAACCATGTCTAACGACGAAACCGATGCGGGCTTGCCCGCGACCTCCGAATCGGAAGAGGTAAAAGTAGCCGAGCAAAACACCCCGACTGAGACTGCGACAGACGGTGTTGTGGAAAAAGAGCAGGTTGAGCAACCGAAAACCTTTACGCAAGCAGAGGTGGACGCGATTGTTCAGAAGGCCAAGCTGAAAGCAGCGCGGACCGAGGCACGCCGACTTGAGGTGCAGTTGCGAGAGCAGCAGCAATCGAAGGTTCTGGAAGAGCCAAAGCGCGAGGCATTCAGGGACGATGACGCATATCTGGAAGCACAGATCGAGCATCTAGCCGAGAAGAAAGCAGCGGAGAAGCTGGAGCAACGCCAGCGCATGCAGGAACAGGAAAGGATGCAAGAGACCTTCTTGGAAAAAGCCGAGCGTGCGTCGGAAAAGTACCCCGACTTCAACGAGGTGGTGGGCAATCCAACGCTTGCCATCAACACCAACATGGCCGAGTTCATCGCTGAGAGCGAGCTGGGCCACGAGGTTGCTTATCACCTTGGCAAGAACCCGGCACTGGCCGTGCGAATTGCGAACATGTCCCCAGTGAAGGCCGCGATGGAGATGGCCCGCATCGAGCGGGAGATCGCCGCAAAACCCAAAGCAACGCCGTCAAAGGCACCGGAACCCATCAATCCTGTCGGAAACAGGGGCAAGTCGACCAGTTCGCCGCTACCAAGCGACGACGACGACATCGCCACCTGGATGCGAAAGGAACGGGACCGGCTCCGCAAACGGTAACCACAGCACAGCACCGAGAGGTGCTTTTTTTACGTCTGAAAGAGCAAAATGGCAAATACCATCCTGACCCCCACCGCAGTGACCCGCAAGGCATTGCAGATCCTCCACCAAAAGCTGAACTTCATCGGCTCCATCAACCGCCAGTACGACGACTCGTTCGCCAACTCCGGCGCGAAGATCGGCTCCTCGCTGAAGATTCGACTGCCCAACCAGTACACCGTTCGCACTGGTGCATCGCTGTCCACCCAGGACACGACTGAGAACAGCACCACTCTCTCTGTGGCAACGCAGAAGGGCGTGGACACCACGTTCACCACGAACGAACTGACGCTGTCTATGGACGACTTCGCTGACCGCATCCTGGAGCCAGCAATGGCTGTTCTGGCTGCGAACATCGAGGCCGATGCCCTGTCGATGGCTCTGGACGTGTACCAGTCTGTCAACAACGTTGGCTCTGCCATCACCTTGAACAAGGTGCTGACGGCACGCAAGTCGCTGACTGACGCACTGGCACCTAACGACAAGCGCCGCTTGCTCCTGAACACTCAGGACAATCTGGACCTGGTTGACTCCTTGAAGGGTCTGTTCCAGGACGGCTCGACGATTGCCAAGCAGTACCGCGACGGCCTGGTGGGTTCCACCGCTGGCTTTGGCGACATCTACGAGAACACGCTGATTGCATCGCAGACCACTGGCACTGCTGCATCGGCCACCACCTACACGGTGAACGGTGCCGGTCAGACCGGCGCTGCTGTCACTGTGGCAGCTGGTGCAACCACGTTCAAGCGTGGCGACGTTGTGACCTTCGCAGGTTGCAACCGCGTCCACCCTGAGACGAAGGTCGACACTGGTGTTCTGCAGCAGTTCGTGATTACCGCCGACTACGCTGGCGGCGCTGGCAACCTGGCTATCTCCCCGTCCATCGTGACGTCGGGCGGCACCCAGAACGTGTCTGCATCGCCTACCAACGGCGGCGCTGTGACGAAGATCGGTGGTGCTTCTGCCGTGTACAAGCCCTCGCTGGCCTACCACGAGAACGCATTCACCTTCGCCACTGCCGACTTGGAAGACGTGTCGCAGTACGGCGCATGGGGCGCTCGTCAGGTGTTCGATGGCATTTCGATGCGTATCGCGCGTCAATATGCGATTTCTAGTGACACCGTGCCCTGTCGTATCGATGTTTTGTATGGATACAAAACCATCCGCCCGGAACTCGCAGCACGTATCCTCTCAAACTGATGTAATTTGAGAGGCTTGCAACCTGTTGTGTCGCCTGTTATACTAGTCTACACTAGATTAACAGGAGTCACAACATGGTTGCTTTATGTTCATTCAAAGGTTGTTTTGGAAAAGCCCATAGCAAGGGTTTGTGCGGTTCGCACTACCAGCAATTGCGACAGGGCAAAGAGTTGGTCCCGCTGCAGAAGCAGTTTCATGGACTGACTGAGAAGGAACGATTTTTCAAGCGGGTCGGCAAGCTGGACTCTGGCTGCTGGCTTTGGCTCGGTTCTCTGAATAACGGCTATGGGCAATTCAGGCGCGACGATGGCCGAATTGTTCTGGCGCACAGGTTTTCATACTTGCTGCACAACGACACGGCTGTTGACAGCCTGGTTGTAATGCACAAGTGCGACACGCCAAGATGCGTGAATCCAGAGCATTTGATGCTTGGGACTCAGGCAGACAACGTGAGAGACATGCGAGAAAAGGGCAGGGAGAAGAAACGCGGCAACCCTGGAGAAGATCACGGCATGGCCGTGCTGACCAATGAGAAGGTCAGAGAGATTAGGTCTAGCAAGGAAACAGGGCCTGCGATAGCAAAGAGGCTCGGCATTTCCACAACAACTGTCTATGACGTGCGGAATCGAAAGATATGGAAGCACGTCGAGTAACCAAGGCCCTGCGGGGCCTTTTTTCTTGGAAAAACCATGAACGAATACCCCAAGCAACTCTACCGC